GTCCTCCAAATCCGATCTATTTCTTCTAAGACAGCCAAGATTGTCTTTTCTGCAAAACGAAGATGCTCGTACCGTTCTGCTACCTTCCTGGCGTCTTCTACAAGCCGCTCCCAGTATTCCTGTGCTGATACCGGTTCCTGGTATTTCAGCAGCAATCTCCAACAGTCAACTGTGATCTGGTAATGCTGTTGTTTTTCTGCCGCTGTCATGACAGCTCCTCAATCCGGATATAGATCCCAGGGATACGTGCCCAGAACTTCTCGGCTATCTCTGAGGCTACCAGTGCATCATCTTCCCAGAATCCTACGGTTGTCATACAGTCTTTCAGCAGCTTCTGGAGGTTGTCGGTATCCGGCTTTGTGATCCGGTATTCTCCGTCCTTATGTTTTTCTCCCTGTGCGAAGCACCACTTTGTCACCAGTCTCACACCTTCCTGGTACGGTTCCATGTCTACCGGTTTATACTTACACAGATGTCCGATGATCTTCTGTCTGGCTCTTTTTAATTCCGGCGGGTCATAGAACACTGGTTTGCCATTGACCACAGAAACTTTATGTTCCTGGTGTGTTACGGTCGGCGGTTCCATTGGCATAAAAAATTGAATCATTATCACTTCACCTCTTTAAAGTCTTAAATTTCATTTTTTCTTTGTCCGTGCCCTTGTCATCGGGGAGGGGGAAGGGAGACGGGGCCGGGCAGCCCTAAGGCCCGTCCCTCTCCTACCCCCGTGACACCGTGAGGGGGAACCCGAATATATATACGTAGTATATATGTGTCTTCCCCGCAACAGGGGGAAGACTGAAAAAGCAGTCTTTCCCGCAACATCCACCCTCGGAGGGGAAGTCTTATTTTCAGTCTTTCCCTCACTTTTCTACTTTGCGGGGAAGCCTAAACTTTCAGCCTTCCCCTCCGCTCTTCTTTCTTACGATTCCGTCTTCAATGACATAATCACCATGCTCATTTATACGATCCCTCGCCGTCCTTACGGATACGCCAAGATAATCTGCGACATCACTTACTGTCGGTTCGTCTCCAAAGTTGCTTCCCTCCAATGCCGTTTCCAGGGCTTTTTTCCGGTCTGCTTTTCTCGTTGCTGCGTTCTTTTTATTGCTCTTGGTTCCCTTTTTCCATGGCGGATCCTGTGCCTCAAGCTGGAGATCTTTCAGGCTTCCAATCTCATCCAGGCGGTGCACTGGATAATCAAACCAGAGATTGACCGGTTCAAACTTTGGGAACTCTCGAAGCGTCCCCTCAATTCTCCAGGCTGTCTTGCTCCTTACTTTTGCCTTTTCTTTCTCTACCATGCTGCTCAGTGCGATCATCTGCCATTTGTCCAGGTTGTTTTCGCAGTAATTCCACATTGCATTGCAGCTCAGAAGATCATCCTGTGATAAATCATCCTGCCATGCAAAACGGCTGTCCAGGTACATCTTGCAGGCGTTACAAATCGCCTTGTTTTCTTCCTGCTGCATCAATGCTTCGGTTGGCTCCAGTTCGATCAGGTCCAGCAATGCATCTGGATCCCTGGCAAATACACCCGAACCGGAAGCACGGTCCATGGACTTCTTACCGCCCTGGCTTCCTTTGCTGTGGTGGTGGCAATAGATCACTGCACAGCCAAGTTCTGTACATACTTTGTCAAACTGGTTACAGAAGTTCGCCATCTGATCCGCACTGTTCTCATCTCCTGTGATGACCTTGTAGATCGGATCAATGATGATGGCAACATAGTCCTTTTTCGCAGCCCTCCGGATTAGTTTTGGTGCCAGCTTATCCATAGGGATCGACTTACCTCTCAGGTTCCAGATATCAATGTTCTGCAGGTATTGTGGCTGTTCTATACCCATAGCTGTATACACATCTTTGAAACGGTGCAGACAGCTTGCCCGGTCAAGTTCCAGGTTGACATACAGCACTTTTCCCTGTGCACAGTCCCATTTCAGCCACTTCTTCCCCTCTGCGATCGCCACGCACAACTCAATCTGTAAGAAAGATTTCCCTGCTTTTGACGGTCCTGCGATCAGCATCTTATGTCCTTTTCTCAGGATGCCTTCAATCAGACATGGCGAAAGATCCGGTAGGTTATCCCATACATCGCCCAGGCCTTCTGGCTCTGGAAGGTCATCATTAATTCCCTCGATCCACTCATACCATTCATTCCAGGATGCTTTCCCGATGTTGGTGTCAACCAGGAACTGTTTCTTTCCATTTCGCATCACTCCGGGCATCCTGGAAAGCCTGGAAGGGTTCCGGTTCTGTGTGTCCACGACAATCCCGTTTTTCTGGCAGACTTCATAAAGATAGTCAACCCTTTTCCGGTATTCGTTGCAGTCCGTAGCATCCACTTTTACGATTGCATGGAGACTTTTGCCCCCTGAAAATACCAGGCATGCGATTGGAAGCTCCAGTTCCCTTAAAATGGCATTCTGCTTTTCAATCTCCATATGGTCTGATTCCACTAATGCATAGCGGTATTCTGTGACATTTGTGTTCTTGCATCCGTTTCCATCCAATGGGTTGAAACGGATCCACGCTCCTGCCTCCGGGTTATAATCCCCAAGTACTGCCCCGATGTCCCCCTGGCATCCGTTCAGCTGTTCAATCAGCTGCCCTGCCGTACGGTCCCAGCTGCCCTTTTGTGGAAGCCAGCGTGTCCCTTTTTCGTCTTTCTGCTCCCAGCTGCCAGTCACATAACCGACATTGTCCCCTGCCTCAAATAATGTTTCAATGTAACGGACAAGTTCTGCAGCCGGGTTCCATTCCTGCGGTTCCTGCAGTTCCATTCCCTCCAGCCACTCTTTATTCACGATGACATGGTCATCGTTCTGGATCATGTCATCCCATTCCAGTTCATGGCCTCGTTCCGGAACCCATCCATGATCCAATGCCATCTGTACGATGGTCCCGCCGGTCACAGGAGAAGAAGAGCCTGAGAAGCTTTTCCATTTTTTTGCACATTCCCCTGCATGATAGCGTCCAGAATCCCTGCGGCTCCATGCGTCCCAGCAGTCCATGGAATAACCTTCCTGTTTCAACGCCATCCCGACATTGATCCATTCCTGGTAGTTCAGGTCACCGGGATTTATGTATTCTATGATCTCCGTCAGACTCGTTCTCTGTTCCATTTTTATACTCCTTTATACGTTCCAGGATCTATGTCCATTGGGACTCGCCAGCCATTTGCCGCTATGCGGTCGATCAGGTTCTTCGCCTTTTCAAACTGCCAGGTACCGACATGCTGGAATCCTTTTCCCTCCAGGAAGCGGATCTGCTTCGGGGTTGTAAGGCCTTCCCGTTTTCTCTTGTCCAGGCGGTCTAATATCTTAGCTGCCTTCCCGGCGTTGTCGATCTGATCCGGCATGATCCCCAGCTTCTCAAGTGCGTTTTTCTGTTTATCAGAAGGTGGTCCCATTTCCCATCCAAAGCTTGGCACATACCCGGACAGGTCTTCTGCCTGGATGCTCATCTCAAACTGCAGCGGATCCACAAGTTTCTTTTTGCGTCTCTTCATTTCTGCAAGCTGTTTTGCCAGTGCTTCTTCTCTTTGTGCGACAACGTCCTCCGATGCCGTCTTCTCTGCCTCCTCGATGTCAACCGGCATACCTGCTTCTTTTTCCAGATTTTCAGTCATCTTCTGTGCCACTTCCTCGTTCTCGCAGATCAGGCTTGCCGGGTGACACAGCTCATGTCTTTCTGTGTGCCATAAAAAATCCAGTAAAAGCAGGTGGTCTTTCCCCGGTGACAGCCTGGTGCCACGCCCCACCATCTGACAATACAGGCTGCGTACTTTTGTAGGTCTTAAGACAACCACACAGTCCACGGATGGGCAGTCCCATCCTTCTGTCAGCAGCATGGAATTGCATAATACGTTATATTTCCCTTCTTCAAAATCCTTTAAGATCTCTGCCCGGTCCTGGCTGTCTCCATTTACTTCTGCGGCACAGAATCCGTATTCATTCAACAGATCCCGGAATTTCTGGCTGGTCTTTACCAGTGGCAAAAATACCACCGTCTTTTTATCTTTGCAGTACTTCTGCATCTCTTTTGCAATCCCTTGCAGATACGGATCCAGGGCAGTACTGATGTCACTGGCTTTAAAGTCACCTGCCTGTACCGTTACGCCGCTCATGTCAATCTTTAATGGGATCGTCAGGGCTTTGATCGGCGTCAGGTAACCCTCTTTGATCGCTTTTGGAAGCGTGTATTCATATGCCAGCGTTTCAAAATAGGAACCAAGGTTCCGCATATCCCCCCTGTCCGGTGTGGCTGTCACGCCCAGTACATGTGCATCTGGGAAATGCTGCAGCACACGCTGGTAACTGTCAGAAATACAGTGATGTGCCTCATCTATGATGATCGTATTAAAATAATCTTCTGCGAACTGGCTGAGCCGCTTTTCACGCATCATCGTCTGCACGGAACCGACCGCGATACGGAACCAGCTGTCCTTGCAGGTTTCTTCTGCTTTTTCCATTGCACAGCCAAGCCCGGTTGATTTCCGTATCTTATCGGATGCCTGTTTAAGCAGTTCGCCCCTGTGTGCCAGGATCAGCACCCGGTCACCTCTGCGGACACAGTCCTCTGTTACCTTGGCAAATACGATCGTCTTACCGCATCCGGTTGGAAGGACCAGCAGGGTTTTCTTCACCCCGCTGTCCCACTGTTCAAATATGGCTTCTCTTGCCTCCTGCTGATATGGTCGTAATTCCATTTAAAATCTCCCTGGCTGGAATCCCTGTGCCTCTTTCGCATAAAGCTTGTCAATAAAGTTAAACATTTTGCTTGCATCCTTTGTTCCAGGTCTTAAACCAACTTTCGCCGTTCCGGTCTTTCCTGGGAGCTGGTTCCAGCACATCTTGAGCGGCTCGCCTTTCTTTTTCAGACCGGCTGCACAGAACAGTTCAGAAAGTTTCCATTCCAGTTTGCTGTGCAGGATATAATTCTCACGGATAGTCACTTCTCTGCCCTTATGGTTGATGCGGAAGTATACGACCGCCATGTTGCACGGCGGCAGCTTTGCACTTCCTGATGATCTGCTGCGTTCAAACTTGTCAATGACAAAATCGTAATCCCCTTCCGGGATCGGCTCAAACTCCTGTCCGTCATTCTGGATGACATCGTCCCATCCAAACTCTCTTCCTGATTCTTCATTCATTGTTATCGTCCTCCTGATTTTAATTAAATGGTATTTCTTCACTGTTTAACATTGCATCGATCGCAGCCTTTACCTGCTGCCAGCATGGCACCAGAAGGCCGTCCACAATTCCAGGGTTTACGGTATCGTATTCCCACAGTTCCGTCCCATAAGGGACATAGCCCTTTGTTTCGCATACGCTCTTGACGTTCCACTCATCCACCTGGTCTTTTATCATCAGGTCTCTGAGTGCTTTCGGGATTCTTGGATCCGGTTCTGTATAACCTTTCTCTTCGGTCTTCTGAGGTGCTGGTTCTGTTGTAAGCGGCATTGTCATCTGTCCCGTTGGTTCTTCCTGCTTGACCGGTTCCGGAGCCTTCGCCGCCGGTTCTTCCTGCTTCTTTTCTTCTGTCACAGTTTTGACAGGTACAGGGGATGATCCTGTTTTTCCTTCTTCAATCACCTGTGCAATGGATGCATAGGAAAATGGTACTTCCTCCGGAAGTTCGTAACGGTTCTTGGCATCCCAGCATGCATGGTGCGAGGTATACATAACCCGCTCACCGCCCTGGGCTTTTCGCTTCTTCCCCTTGTCATCGACTGCCACAGAAAAAGTTTTGTAATTTGCAAACAGCAGCATGTCTGCCCATTCCTTAATCAGCGGGGAAGTCTGGGAACTCGTTTTCTTCCCCAGTTTCAATTCCCATCTGTCATAGGCTCCCAGCTCATCCGGCTGCTCGAATTTTCGGATCTGTGCATGTGCCGTAAGTACCACGTTGATATTTGCCTCCACAACTTCCGAAAGCTTGTTCAGGAAACGGCCAAGCTCTTCCTTTACATACACATAACCATTTCCATAACCAAAATCTTCGATGCCGTTCTTTCGGTGCTTGTCGCAGACATGCTGGACGCACATAGCTTCTGCCCAGTCGATCGTATCAATGACCAGCGTTTTGCATACTTCCGGATGGGTTCTCACATAATCGACCTGCTGCAGGATCATCTGCCAGCTGGATGCTTTCGGCAGTCTTGCCACATCCATAGAATTTGTGCTTCCTTCGGTATCAATAAAAACGGGATCCGGGAACTGACTTGCAAATGTAGACTTTCCAATTCCTTCCGGTCCGTAAATCACGACTTTTTTTGCACATGGGATCTTACCTCTGATAATCTCCATTTAAAAAACACCTGCTTTCCATTCTTTTTTTACTTTCTGTGCCTCGGCCACCATTTCCTGACCAGTTACATATCCATCTTCAATGATGATGCTGCACTCTTTCCCGGTGCTGACGCGTGTGGCGATCGCCTGCAGTCCTTCTGCCTCCAGCCACATACCAAACTCTTTTAAGGTATCCATATCCATCTGCTCCAGCTTATCCAGCAGCACAAAACCACATTTCGGGTTTAATTTTCTTACAATAGCCGTGGATACTTTCAGCTGGTCAGAGCCGGACATATTGTCCCATTTCTGACCTTTGTAGACCAGTTCCCCATCTTTAACTGACAAATCCGGAAGCGGAAGGTCTGCACGTTCCAGAAGCTTCGCCTTTTCTTCACGCATGCCTTCAATCTTGCCTGTAAGGTCTGCGTACTGTCTCTGGTACTCTTTAGCATCATCTTCTGCTTTTTCCTTGTCCAGGTTAGCTCGTACCTTCCGATTGATCTCCTCGATGTTGGCAATGTTAGCTTCCAGTTCCGCTGTAGACTGGTCTGTCAGATCTTTCGCCGTGGTCGAAGCAATGTCCAGGTCTTTGACCAACTGCAGATGCTTCTGTTTTGCTTCTCCCAGTAATTCTGCCAATCTGCTTACTTCTGCATGTGCTCTTTTCACTTCTTCTTGAAGCTGTACCGCACGTTCTCTTTTTCTCTGGTTTTCCCCATTCCTTGCAAGGATTTCCTGTTGCTGCCTGATCAGCTCCGATGGGGATACCAAGTCTTTTGGTGCATCCGTGTAATACGGCTGCTCTTTTGCATACTTCGCTTTCTGGTCTGCAATGCGTCCTACATAGAGACGTTCGTTATACAGATCCTTTTCTTCCTTTTCGATTTTTGCCAGCTTATCCCCCACGCCGATGATATTCAGCAGGGTCTGTGCTTTCTCTTTTCCGGATGCCTCCATGAATTTCGGAAGGTTCAGTGCAAGCTCCTCCACAAATTCATTCAAGAGCTGCTGACCTGCTTTCTTTCCGGACGGATCTGTTACTTTCAGTGCACTGTTTTTCCCTTTTCGCTCCACGATCAGACCGTTATCCATTACAATCTTTAAGGCTGGCGGCACTGCTGATCCAGCTCTTGCCGCTTCAGACGGGCGGTATTTTTCACCGCCCAAAGCCCATGCAATGGAATCCAGTACCGAGGTTTTCCCCTGGTTATTATTTCCACCGATCACTGTCAGGCCGTTCTGTGCAGGTTCCAATCGGACCGCTTTAATTCGCTTGACGTTTTCAATCTCTAATTTATTGATTTTCACTTGATTTACCTCCTATGTTTGCCCTATAATTGAGCTGTAGTATTATTTTTTTTGTCCCGGATCGCCCGCCAAAGCACCGGGACTTTTTACTACCTCGAGTGTCGCTTTCTCAACGATCACCGATTCTTTCGTCTCTTCATTTATTGCATGCACATAGATGCTATTATGGTGCCAGATCCGGTACTTGTCCGAATCAATCCCGGCCAGTTCCAGAATGGCTCTGGCTTCCTGGTCGCGTCCTTCATTTACCCAGATCATCTGCTTTCCCCCTCCAGACGGATACATACTTTTGCCAGTTTCGCTGCAAGCTTGTATTCCTTTTCGTATCTACTGCCTCCATGTGTTTCCTCCACTCTATCAACAAATTTCTGGAGGCTTCCAGAAAAGCAGCCACATCTTACCCTTACCTTATTATCCTTAGTCCTGTAGAATGTAACAAACCCATCTCGGCTTCCGATCGGCCCTTGCACAAAGAAATGCCTTGTATTGGAAACTTCCGCATCGCCACAAACACACGCTTTGCCGGAAACTTTTGCATCGCCGTAAACCTTTGCATTGCCGTAAACCCACGCATTTCCGAAATGTGAAAGATTTTCCTCTTTCTCGATGTATCCGCCGAACTCTCCAGTTTTGACAGACCCGAAATCACGCACTGCTCTGATCCGGTACAGTGTTTTTCCGAAAACTGTGAACGTTTCTTCTGTCAATTCGTATTTTTTCATTCTGATACCTCCTTACTCTGCCCACATCAGCACACGGATCAGTACCGCACACCACACGGTAATGGCAGTTCCAACGATATCGCGTTCACAGATCGTGCTGTACTTTCCCAGCCACCAGAACGTGAACGCTGCGGTTGCTGTGGCTACGATCGGGGCGATCACACC